GCCCGACCTAATGCTTGCGGGGCTTTACTACCTGCTTGGGTCATAACCCGAATTAGGTTACCAACACCAACTACTTCAAATTCCCTAGCCATATCAACCAGCGCCGAATCTGATTATTGTGTGGTGCGGCCCTGATTCATCATCTACTACAGAAACTTGGGTGACCTTAATCACCGTGTTGTCAGGCAAAACTATTTTGTCATCAACAGTTACAGTCGGGTTCCCATAACAATAAATAGTGCCAGTTTCAATAACATCACGCTGATCTGCACCTGAAGTAACATTACGGTCATCCGATACACGACACCGAAACGTGGTACCAGTAGCACCGAAAGTGACCTTTCCGTAAGCATCCCTAGAGGACTTAGTGAAAACAGTTGCTGTGGAGGGCATTAACTCAAGAAACGAAGCATTTATCGTCATGTCCACTTGTCCATGTCAATGAAGAACTTGAAATCTCCTACAGCATCAACATTGAAGGTCGGCTTAGGAGAGGAATCTTGCATAACAGCCTGATCCCGAATTGCATGAGCACGTTTATGCAACGAGTCAGCCAAAGCAGCATACTGGGTGGAAATAGACAGATCACCAACAGATTTAGACTGGTCGGCTTTAGCAGCAGCCTTATTAGCAGCATAATCACACACAGCAGCAGCGGCGTAATAGAAATCGTTATTCCACTCTAATAACAAAAATGCTATTTCTTCGTTGGTAGCCAACGGGTTAGCAACGTCAGTATCACCTGACAAAAACCTTATCTTGTCCGTGTTGCTAGCCGATGGGTTCCCACTATATGTCCATGTCACGGCTAACTCCTAGCGTCAAAAAGGTGCGGTCTCCTCATCAGAAACCATTTCATCTGAAATCTGAACCCGCTTTTTCCTAGCAACAACTGGTTTATCAACTTTGTCTTTACTAAGACGACCAGCACGAATTAACTGCTGCGTTGTTCTCCAAGAAGAAACATCCACAACCGTCCCCGTCTCCAGGATTTCTCCTGCAGAGGGGATCGGTCTAAGGACTGTGCGGTATTCAACCATTAAGCAACAACAGTAGTGAAGAAGTAGCCAAGGTCTGCGGCAACAACTTTGTTGTCCCAAGCGGCTTCTGCTTCAATACGGTCAGACTTCAAACTATCCATACGGAAACGACTGGTGCCTACTGACTGGCCAAGGCCGTTAGATACGCCTGTCCAAGCAAAGGTGTAACCAGCAGATGGTTGCAACAAACCAGCAGATGGGGCGCTGTAGCAAAGCATTGCTGCCTTACCATGAATGAAACTGTATGCTTCAGAAGCACCTTCGTTGTTGGTTGCCTTAACACCCTTGGTGACAAGAACACGCTCAACACCGAACATCCGAGCCATCATTTCTTCTGTGATGACGTCTGACGATGTGTACTTAATACGGTCAACGAGGTCAGGGTGGTTCTTCAACTTACGGAACACCTGGTAGCCCAAGACAAGCGTGTTAGGCATGAAACCTGTGGTACTGAGAATCTTCTCTTTACCACCTTCAATGTCTTCAAGAGGGTCGCTGTTTGTGTAATCGCTCCATTGGTACGCCTGTCCCGAAGAAGGAGAAGACGAAACACCCGTGATGTCAGTTCCCCAAACACCGGTGGTGAAAAACTTTGACTGCCAGTCAAGTTCTTGACGAAGCAAGATACGACCAGTTACAAATTCTGTGGCTTCACGATCAAGGTTAATAGGCATGTCTGCGTTGGCACGGGTCTGATCACCAATGTCTTTGTGGAAAGCCCATACTGATGCCGAGTATGAATCGGTTGACAAGTTGTAACCGCCACCTGCTGATTCAGTTGCATCGGCACGAACTTGCGCCTCATCACGGAACCAGTCATTCTTGGTGTACTTGAAAAACTTGTTTGACTGCTTATCAACAGGAACAATCGGGAACACCCGAGTTGCAACAAAGTTGTTCTGCATCTGCATGTATGCGACGCTGATGTTCGTCAGGATCGCATCAATATGTACTGAGTACTGGGTTGGCTGTGGCATTTTATGTCCTTCTTACTAGGCTGCTCGGCTTGCGTTTGCGCAAGAGATAACTGCTGTGACGATTTCACCAGATGCTCCACCCGTGAGGGCATAGCCAAGTGTGTATTGGGTTGTATCAGTTCCGGCTACGATAGCCTTGCCAGCACCAGCGGAAGTAATTCCAACTGAAGCAGCGGCTGCTACGGTTCCACCGAGAACTAACTTTGTTCCTCCACTTACGAGAACTTGGGCAACTTTGCCTGAAGTCGGGTCGTTCTGAAGAACACCAATTGGGCGGTCTGTGATAGCAGCACAAACAACGACTTGACCGCTGCTGTTCAACTTTACAAACTTATATTGCTGAGCACTCAAATCTCCACCAGCAACAAGGCTGACTTTGACTGAGTAATTACTAATTTCATAAGCCATAAGCCTACTCCTTCTTATTGGTTCCGCTCGGAACGGTACTGGGCATACAGTTCAGGGTCTGACGAAATCAAACCTACAACTGCTTGTTCAATGGTTGCGAAGTCGCCCCTAGCGTGGGCTGCTTTTGCCAATGACTCTACTTTGCTATAAGCATTGGTTGAACCAACAGACTTGTTATGACCAAGTTCAGCAAAGATTTCAGCAGACTCAGCCTGCGCATTTGCAGAAGCAAGAGCCTTCTCAATTTGGTTAGCCAAATCAGGGCTAATGTCGGCTACCTGGCGAAGTGCTGGACCAAATTCTGTTGGCTCAATAGCCAAAAAGTTGAATTCAGCGGCCTTAGCAATGAACTCACGGTCACGCTTTTCGGTACGCTCTTTAGCAAGTTCTTCACGAACAGAGTTAGCCTCTTTGCGAGCCTTCTCCAACATTTCAACTACTGCAGTTGGAGCAGACTTCATAATTGCTTCTTCGCTTGACTCGTCAACTACAGGCTCAGTTGCCTTGGAGAGTGCTGCTTCTAGTTCTGCGATACGGGCAGTTGCTTTTTCAAGTTCAACAGCCGTTTCATCTACAACGGTTTCTGTGTCTGACACGGTTTCCTCATTTTCTTCGGTATTGGGATCAACTTGTTCTGAGATCGCATCAATCACACCATTTCCATCGGCGTTCTTAAAAACAATCCAACCTTCATGCAAATGGGCAGGGTGATCAACACCACTTGTCTCGTCTACTGCGAGGTTCACCATTTTGC